ACCACTACTCCATCCTGACACCAAAGATGTGGGATGCGTTGCTAGGTAAAGCGGGCTTTAAGGTGGACTCTTGCGATGAAATGACTCTTGAACTTAACTTTAAAGGTAAGAAGTTTGAAGAAAAGAACCTCTGCTTGATGGTGACGAAAGATGCAACCCCTGTCTAAAGCCCAACTGAAGATAGAGATGAAGCGGTTTATTCAAGACCGTGATCGCGGGATCAGTCTGGATTGCTTTGGAGACATCTGTGGTCTGTGCGCGAATACGCTACAGAAGGTGTTCATCTCTGGAGAGCGTCCTCTGACAGAGTATGTGCAGATAAGGGTAAACAGAGCATATGCTGAGTGGAAGAATGGCAATCTGCGTACAATGCGTACAAACAGCGGTAGGTTATTCGGCGATTACCGAAAGGAAGCCATCCCTCCGCTTGTGAAACATACGGGGATTGTTTACACGCCGGACGGCTTCAAGTTGAAGATGGGCTTGAAGAACAGGCATGACTACAGCACCCCTACCATTGACGAAGCGTTGAAAGGATAATGAGATGGCCGTGTTGAAGGATTACTACTGCACCAAGCACGGAGTGTTTGAAGCGTGGGAGGCGAAATGCCCAATGAAACATTGCGACGGCGAGTTGTCGGTCGTCTTTTTGCAGCCAGTTGGTCTGAAGTCGGACAACACCAAGAAGGCAGATCAATCTCTCCAGAACCTTGCAGCCGATTACAAGATGAACGACATCAAGTCGGCGGGAGAGGGCGATCATCAGACGGGCTACATAGCGAGGAACAATACAACTCCTCCGCCAGCAGAGCCGGAACACAGGCCGGGTAACGCTGCGATTTGGGGCCAGCAGGGGCCATTCTCGATGCCTCACATCCTAAAAGGTGGCGCGTTCAAGTCTGTTGCGGGAGAATCCGTCGGAATCAACCCCAAGTCTGCCGGGAATCTGACGGGGCCGAGGCCATCCACAGTCCTTCAAGACCATGAAAACCTGAAGATACAACCATGAGAATTCCAAGCGATCCCGAAGAAAGAGAAGCCTTCTATCTGGACTTGATAGCAAAGTGCAACGTTTCCAAGGATCGGAGGAAGGCAGATTGCTCAACGCTCAGAAGTTGGTATCTGTTCGGCAACGGGCCTGACGAAGCCCCGGCGCTGTACAACAAGATCTTCCCGCACATAGATCAACTGTGTTCGTTCCTCTACAGCGCGGAGACCACACGCTTCACGATTGATCTGGGAGCGGAAGTTCACGAACAAGAACAGGACAAGGTTCCTACTCTTACCCGTGCGCTTAACGACGAATGGCTGAACTCCAACGCCAGTCAAGTGTTCGGGCAGGGCGTGGCGTGGTCACTCTGCTACAACAGCGCGTTCATCAAGCTGGTCGTCAATCGCGGCATCCATCCGTACATGGTGGAGCCTGCTTGTATCGGCGTACTGCGTGAAGACACGCCGGGGATGGATCGTCAGGAGGCGATCACCCACAGTTACTACATCACCCGCTCAGAACTCTACAGCCGCCTGTACTCGCACCCCAAGCGCGAGGAGATCGTCAAGCGCGTAGGGTCGATGGTTCACGAACGCACAGAGGTGGCTAACGGTTTGCAGCGGATCATGCTGTCAGCGGTTAATCCGACCATGTACGGCAACGTCAATTTGGATCTGAACGGCCAGATGAACTACAAGGCCGAGGTTGCTGAAGACACCGTAGAGATGACAGAACTCTGGGTGTGGAACGATGAGACCGAGGACTACCAAGTAGTCACCATCGCCGAGCCATCTGTAGTCGTTTACGACCGCCCAGGCGAGAAGATGTTCCTGAAGGGCGAGTGTCCGTTCATCCAGATCTCTCCTGCGCCCCTGTACGACTACTTCTGGGGACAGTCAGAAGTGCAACGGCTGGTCTACCTTCAGCAGTTGCGGAACCAGCGCATCACGCAGATCATGGATCTGTTGTCAAAACAGGTGAATCCTCCGGTCGCACTCAGCGGGTTCACGGGCATCCTTGACGAAAAGAACTTTGCTCTTAACCGGGCAGGCGGCCTGTTGGCAAGCGATATGCCCAACATGAAGGTCGAGAAACTGGCTCCGCAGATGCCTCCAGACCTCTTCAAAGAGATCGCTCAGATTGACGCCATGTTTGAAGAAGCGTCGGGCATCGTGAACGTGTTGCAGGGCAAGGGAGAGGCTGGAGTTCGCTCTAGCGGTCACGCCAGCCAACTTGCACGGTTGGGTTCCAGCCGCGCCAAGCGCCGCGCTCTTGTGATTGAAGACAGTCTCAGCAAGATGGCTACGCTGTATTTGAAGCTCATGCAGCGGTACGACGCCACGCACTTCAAGGACAAGAACGGTAACAAGTTCATTCCCGAGCAGTTCACCCGTGACTACACCGTCAAGGTAGACGCCCACTCTAACAGCCCAATCTTTATGGAAGATCTGCGGCAGATGGCATTCCAGTTGTTCCAAGCACAGGCAATCGACAAGGAATCACTGATTGATTTGATCGAGCCGCCAATGAAGCAGCATCTGAAAGAGAAGCTCAAGCGTATGGAAGAGAAACAGGAAAAGGCGCAGGCCATGCAGCAGGCGCAGGCGGCAAAAGCTCCTCCTCCAGAGCAATCACCGAAAGGATAAGGAATATGGCAACGCCAATGACCACTCGGATAATGACCAGATCAGGGGATCAGCCGAGAATAACAGCGCGACAATTGGATAGTGCAAAAAACATGCCATCCTTGACATACCGCCAAAATAGTAATACAACCTCGTCAGCCCGTAGCGGGCGAGAGAAATCTCGGCGTTAAAGGTCTAAGTCTGGCTGCTCTTATCAAAAGTGGCCGCTGCAAGGAGTAGCTATCATGGCACGCAAAGCACGCAAGGGCCGCAAGGCCCGCAAGTAATTCCTAACGGAATTCCCTTTGGTGGGGCAGGGCAAGCCCCCCGCGAATACAGGTAACACATGAGCGTTCCTCCCGACAAGTTGATGGAAATGATGAGGCAGGGCCAAGGCTCTGCTGGTTCCATGCCTGCACCCGGCGAAGCTGGAAGTATGGCTATGTCGGAGGCTGGTACGCCGCCCATGTCGTCGCCAATGTCCACTCCAGAACCCACGATGGGTTCGCGTGAGGGGGCAATGATCAATCTGAGCATGGCTCTGGATCTGATCGAGCAAGCTATGCCCGCGCTGGGGCCAGAGGCAGACAAGTTGATGCCTGCCATTCAAGGCCTTAACCGCATGATTGGCCCCCGCAAGGGACGGACAAACGAATTGCAGCAGTCTGAGATTCTTCAGATGATGCAGGCTCTTCCCCAAGCTGGCGGCGCTTCGCCAGAAGTCAGGGCGATGTCACAAGCGCCCATCCCTGGTATGCCCCAACAGGGCGGTATGCCTCAACCACAGTAAGGAAAGAAAATGGATCTGTTCAAGCCTCGCGGCGCGTCCGCAGTCCGTAAGCCTACGGACAACAACCAGAATTTTGGTCAAATGATCAACACCCCCCGCTTTGCGGAGTTTGGTGGTCTGACCAGCCAAAAAGCAACCCACCAAGGCAAGGAAAGCTCCGCAGTGAAGCTGTCCAAGCCCGGTGACGGTCGTAAAGTCATCTAAAGCGAACTGAGGCTAACATGTCGCTCGAAAACTATTCCCTCGAAGCCCGCGACGAACTCGCGGCCCTGTCTCAGCAACTTGCCGAGAACCCAGAAACCCGTCGTGAGTTTCTGAAGCTCACCAAGCGGATCAAGCCTGACTTGACGATTCCAGAAATTGACATGGAAGAACGGATGACTTCCGTTGCCGCTTCTAACGAAGCCCGTGTTCAAGAACTGGAAGCAAAGCTCAAGCAGCGCGAAGCTATGGACGAACTGGAGCGTCGTCGGATGGATCTTCGCAAGAAGAACCTTGTCGCCGACGATGAAGACGTTCAGGCAGTGGAGAAGCTGATGCTGGACAAGGGAATCACAAATCACGAAACGGCTGCTGAGTACCACAAGTGGATGAAGCAGTCGGCAACGCCAACTCCTACAGGTTACAACCCTTCGCCTCTGAATGCGTTCAACCTGAAGGACTATTGGAAAAATCCACAGACCGCAGCGCGTAACGAAGCATTCAAGGCGCTGAATGATCTGCGTAAACCTACGCGGCCCATTGGTCTGTAAGTAGAGGCTTATTTTTAACATTCGGAGATAATTATGCCTATTGGTGGCGGTATTATTCCAGCATCGGGTACTAGTCAATACAACGAACTGACTTACGTCACCCGTCGGGCATTTATCCCGAAGCTGGTAGTTCAGATCTACAACTCAACCCCTCTTCTTGCTTCTCTGATTGCTAACAGTCAGACCGCAAGCGGCGGTGTTTCCTCTGTTACTGCTCCTGTTCAGGGCACTCAGTTTGTGAACGCACAGTGGTCGGATTACTCCGGCTCGTTCGCACAGCCGAGCGTTCAGCAGGGCGTGACCAACGCTGAGTTCAACCTCAAGCTGATGATTGCTCCAGTTCCGTTCCTCGGAATGGAAGGTGCAGCACAGCAAGACGCAGCCATCATCCCGCTGATCGAAGCACGGATGAACGATGCCACTAACGTCATGATGGACGCTATGGCAACCGCGCTGTACAACAA